ACGAGTTTGCGGTGGGTGGGGAGAAGTGCGAGTTGCTCCGTGGGCGGTTCGTGGCGGATCCCCACGGGCGGTGGCGGGTGTTCCGGCACGGGGATGTGGATCGGGAATATGTGATGTTTGCGGATCCGTCCTACGGGACGGGGTCGGCGAATGCTGCGATCTGCGTGATGGACGCGGACAACCGGGAGGTGGTGGCCGAGTTTGCCGACCCGAATGTCCCACCGCACGACTTGGCGCAGGAGATGGTGGAGGTGGCGATGACGGCCTACAAGGGTCGGCGACTGCCGATGATCGGTTGGGAGGTCAACGGGCCGGGTGCGGCGATGCACCACGACTTCCAGCGGATCGGGTACACGGCGGTGTATCGCCAGCGGATGGTGGGAACCACGACGGAGCGGCTGACGGTTCGGTACGGCTGGAACAGCAGCCGGAGGGCGAAGCGGACGCTGCTCGGTGCGTTGAGTCGGGCGATCAGTCAGGGGACTGTTCGGATTCCAAGCGAAGAAACATTGCGGGAGATGATGGATTATGTGATACTTGAAGACGGATCGATCGAGGCCGCCTCTGTACGCGACCTAGCATCGGGCGCGCGTGAGTCTCACGGCGATCGTGTGATCGCATGTGCTGGCGCATTGATGCTTTGCGAGGAGGGAGTGAGTTCCGAGAACAGGGACACGTCTCTTCCGAGCGAAGCATTGGGTGTGATTCTCAAACACGACGAGGTGTTCCGATGAACTACGGTGGCGGCTACGGCAACTCGATGAACGACAAGATGCGGCGCAAGGCTGGCATCGAAAAGAACTCCGGCATGAAGCGTTCGGCCACGAACGGTGGCAAGGGTGGCGCAAAGGGTGGCCCGAAGCGTCCAAAGGCGAAGAGGGGTCGCTGATGGCTGCGAAGAAGAAGTCTTCCAAGCCCGGGAAGAACCACCCGTTGCGCTCGGAACTCAAGAAGCACGGTCGCAAGCACGAGCGTGGCGAGGGCGCTGCATTTGAGCGCGCCGAGCGCAAGCGCGAGGGCTATGGGAAGAAGCGCGAGAAGTACTGATGGCGATCCGTCCTCCGACTTTGACCGCTGCCAAAGCAATTGGTGGCATCACTATTGGTGGTAGAGATCGGAGAATCACCCGTCCCTTCGAAGACCTTCGCGAGAAGGAAGAGAAGAAGAAGGACGATGACGAGGACGCGAAGAGGAAGCACGAGCCGCGACGATGAAGAAGCGCGCACCAAACCTCTCTGTCGGACGCGGTGAGAAACTCCCCGTGTCGAAGGGCGCTGGCCTGACCGCGAAGGGCCGCGCGAAGTACAACCGCGAGACTGGGTCGAACCTCAAGGCTCCCCAGCCCGAGGGAGGCGCTCGCAAGCGGTCGTTCTGCGCACGTTCCGCTGGATGGACTGGCGAGCGCGGCAAGGCTGCGAGAAAGCGATGGAAGTGCTGATGGCCGCAAAGAAGAACTCGCTCGTTGGCAACATCAACAAGCGCAAGGCCGCTGGGACTTCTCGTCCGAAGTCGAAGTCAACGGTCAGCGACAAGGCATTTGCCGACATGAAGCGCAACTGGGGACGGAAACGCTGATGCCGCGCGACTACAAGGCCGAGTACGCGAAGTTCCACTCATCGACCGAGTCGAAACGCGATCGCGCGTCACGGAACAAGGTGCGCCGCGCTGCGGAGCGCGATGGCCGCGTCAACAAGGGCGACGGCAAAGACATCGATCACAAGAATGGCAACCCAAGAGACAATCGTCGCAGCAACCTGCGCGCGGTTTCTCGCAGCACCAATCGAAGGAAAAAGTGATGCAGAAGGACAAGTTCTACAAGCCGCAATCGTTCCCGATTGACCCACGCGAGTTTGACCCATACCGAGGCACGCGCGTGTTCAGCGACTTTTTCCAACTTGAGGATTGGACTGGATACAACACGACAACTTCTCCCACAGACGGTGTTGCTCCATCGGCGGCATCGACCTTTGACTACACCGACTCACGCGGGGTAGTCGCTGGAGTTGGTTCAGTCCAAATTGCTGGCACAAAAGATGCTGGAGCAAAGTCTGAAATCAGAGACCGAACATCAAACTCTGTAAATCCCGGAATCATGTTTGGGAAATCAGAGATGGACTTTGTTGCTCGTAGCAAGTGGAATACTGCCGCAACAGAACAGACATTTCGTGTGGGTTTCTACGATGATGTTGCCGACTTGTCGGGAGCAAACGAAAGTCGATACGGACTGTATTTCTTCGTGAAAAACGCCTTATCGACTACCAATCTGTACCTTGGAATCTTCAACGATTGGACAGGTACTGCATCTGCCACTTCATACAAGTTTGTCAAAGATACTGGCATCGTATTGGATTCGTATCGCACGCTTGGCATTTTCGTGAATAAGGATGCAACCGATGTTGTGTTTACGATCGATGGTGTTGTTGTACATCGTCAATCGAACGATATTCCCAACTACCTTCTCGGTAGTTGGGTAGGAACTGCTGCTCGTCGATTGCAATGCGGTATCGCTTTACAATCAACAGGCACAACATCTTCGTCATCAACTGCATATGTCGATTACATGCAGTTCCGCCACTTCACAGATAGGAACATCTGATGTCACGAGAAAAGCGAGACATTGCGTCTGTTCCATATGACATTCGGCAATTCATGCCAACGGAATGTGTGTGGCTTCAGATGAGTGCGCATCATGGACGCAAGCAGATAAATGCTTCGGCTCCTGAAACATACGATGTTGGAGAAGGATGCACCCTATCGGCGAGTGCAAGTAGCACCCTCACTCACTTTGTAAATACAGGTGAAGAACCGTCTGCGTATTGGAGATTGGCTATTGCGAACGCAACAGCCAATTCTCGCGCATACATCGGACATAACCGATCAAATGGGGCAACATCTTTTGCTCTTGGAAAAAACGAAGCAGATGTAACCACTCGTGTTCGCTTCAATTCGACAGACACATCAGGAAGTTTGGCCGCAACAGCAATGGTTGGGTTTTTCGACACCAATGCAGCGATGAGTTCGCAATTGTCCGCGTGTTGTTTCTACACCACGAATCTTTCGAAGACTTGGGAGTGCAAGATCTTTGGAACTGGCGGAGCAGTTGAATACGATAAAAGTTTCAATACTGGAATAAGTTCAACTGAATGGCGCGATCTATCCGTTTGGGCATCTAATGATGGGAAGAAAGCAGTCTTCACCATCGATTCTCAACCTGTGTGGTCATTGGCGGATAGCGGGTTGACAGACCTGAACAATGCTGATCGTTCAGGAGGAGGAGCGAAGATTCGCCGCATTGCTACAGGAAATGGTTCTAAAACATTTGATGTAGCGTGGTATCTAGAACGCCATTTCTGCAAACGGTGATCGATGCCATTCAAATCAAAAGCCCAGCAAAAATACATGTTTGCCACCATGCCCAAGACGGCTAAACGGTGGGCAAGCGAGACGAAGAACATAAAATCGCTGCCGAAAAAGGCCGCGAAGAAACGGAGCAAGTAATGCCGACAGTCTCATCGCAGAGGGAGCGCATGATGCACGAGAAGATGCACCGCTCCGGCAAGGCGAAGACCGCGCTCGCGAAGGCGGGGCGCAAGATGAATGGAAACTGCAAGAAGTGCGCGAAGCGCAGGAGTTGAACATGGCAAAGTCAAAAGCAAAAATTCGTCGGGTCGTGAAATCGACCGCTGCATCCAAGGCATCCACTCTCAACATCGCTCGTAGCAAGACTTCCGGCACGCAAACCATCCCATCCGGCGGTGGTGGAAAGGGCCAACGATGAAAGCAAAATCACGATACGGATCCGGTGGCGCAAAGAATGGCGGCGATGACGGAGGAAACGGCGGTGGAAGCCGTGGTATGCATTTCAAGCGCAAGCCGCCATCCAAGCCGTTGGTTGCTGCACGAAAGGCTGCTGCGGTAAATGCAAGTACAGGAACTGGTACGGTTGCAGGTGGCGGCGGCGGAAAGAAGTGAGGTAATCGATGCTCGACCTTTCGTTCGATTCCATCCGCCGAGAGGTGGAGAGCGCGGAACGATTCCGCGACACGCACCTTTCGTCCCTTCGGACAATGGTCGAGAAGTACCACGGCCCCGCTTTCCGCGATGACCGCGCCGATCCATACATTGACGATCCTGAAAACTTCGGACACGAGTATGTGTCGTTGGTGCTTCCTCGCATCATCCATGACACGCCAAAGTTCCGAGTGAAGTTGGGCGAGCCGATGCTCGACCTGATGATTGGGCGCAGGCTTCAGATCGCGATCAACCGTTGGTCACGCATCACGAAATTGCGCCGAACGCTGGAGCGTGTTGCTACCGACATGCTGTTCACCTACGGCGTTGCGATGACGGTGAGTGAGCCACGGCCCGAGGTGAGGAAGACCGATGGAAAGGAGCCGTACCTTCCGCGCGTCTACCGCATCAGCCCCGAGCGGTTCTTCATGGATCCCGCCGCGACCCACATTGAAGACGCTCGGTTCATGGGCCATTGCTACGCGATGGACAAGAACGACCTCGTTGCGCGCGCGGAGAACGACAAGACTTACGACCTTGAGGCGATTCTCTCGATCCCGTCAGGAACTGACCTCGACGAGATCCGCGATGACAACGGCCGCGACATTGAGGATCGCAAGGAACTCGCCGTCTACGAAGTGTGGGTTCCTGAGTCAGACGAATCGGTAGCCGAGGAGATCGACGAACTGCTCGGCCCCGGCATGGTGAACGGGACGATCTACACCTTCGTGAAGGGTCGTTCGAAGTCCAGCAAATGGGACGGGTACATCAGGAAGCCCATACCGTACTTCGGGCCAAGGAATGGCCCGTACACCGTCTTCGGGGTGTACACCGTCCCTGATGACCCCTACCCGCTGTCGCCACTCATGGCGATTCAGTCGCAGGTCGAGGATCTCAACGCCCACCTGACGAGCGTGCGGTCGAGCGCGGCAGCCTACAAGCGTCTCGTCATGGTCGATGCGCGCAACAGCAAACTGGCGCAGGACATCAAGGACAGGCCGCACGACTACATCGTCCTGTCGGAAAGCCTCGACAAGGACAAGGTGGTCAACCTTGAAGTTGGCGGCATCACCCAGCAGCAGGTGCAGTACTCGCAGATGGCGCAGGATCGCCTCGACCGCGTGTCGGGCATCCACGATGCCATGCGCGGAAACATCCAAGGCTCGGCAACAGCGACCGAGGTCGCCGTGGCGGAATCGAGCGCCACCATGCGCATGGCGCACCTCAAGCGCCAATTCCAAGAGTCGGTCGATGACCTCGCTCGTTCAGTTTTGTGGTACATGTGGCACGACGATCGTGTCGCATTCCCGCTCGGGCGCGAGGGTGCAGAGGCGTTGCTTGAGGCTGACCCGAAGTTCACGGGCGGCGTGCGGATGCCGGGGTGGGAGGATCTTGAGGTGGCCGTCGATGCGTACAGCATGGAGCGCGTCTCCGAGGCGCTCGTGCAGAAGCGCGCGATGGAACTGCTTCAGATCACCACCTCGGTCGCGCAGGGCATGATGGCGATGCCGTTCATCAAGTGGCGCGAGATCCTGTCGGTGGTCGGAGATGCGCTGAACATGCCGCACCTCGCCGACATGATTGATCAGAACGCCATGATGCAGATGGCGCAGCAGCAGCAGGCCGCGCAGGCTGGGGCGATGCCCGGGCCGTCAGGTGGGCCGCCGCTGAACGAGATGGGCGAACCAAACCCGATCCCCGCAAGCAGCAGGGCAGGACTCCAAGGAGCCGCCAACAGGGCGATGTGACATGAAGTACGAGTTCCTCGACTCCGATGGAAATGTGGTTGAAATCACGATGTTGATGCGTGACGCGCCTTCCATCGGCAGTATTATCACACACGAAGGGCAAACCCTGACCCGTATTGCCAGCACTCCGCAGGTTGATCCGGGGACGAATCGAAGCCAGTATCCCTATGTCAGCACTTCGCTTCCGCGCAGGCTGGAAGGATGCAAGGCTACGAAGCAGGGGAAGCCCGTCATTATGTCGAAGCGCCATGAACGCGAAATCATGGCGCGGCACGGTTTCGAAAAGGACTGAAATGTCAGAACCCGAAGTACCAGCCAAGCCCGTCGAAGAGACGCTCAATCCTGTCCAGCAACTCGCTGCGGAAGCCGCCATTGAAGCGGACAACTCCGAGAGCGAGGACGCTGTGCTGGATCGTCTCCTCGGCATCGACGAACCTGCTCCACGGCGGGTTGATCGCACGCCCGACCCCGTTGCTCCAGCGAATGATCCCGACTTCGATCGGGCGCTGAAGGCTTTGCAACGGGACGGCGTTCCGGCCGAGATCATCGACTCCATCCGCTCCGATCCTTCGAAGGTGAAGGACTGGGGGCTGAAGGCGGCGAAGAGGCAGGCCGATGTGGATTCATTCGGAGCCAAGAAGGCGAAGGCCGAGGAGGCTCCGAACACTTCACCGAGGAACTCCGCACATTCGGATGACGGCGAGGCAGATGCCGACCCGCTTTCGCAGTTCGGGGACATCTTCGGAGACGAGGCTGCGAAGCCTCTTCGCACCATCACCGACCGTCTTCGCTCCGAGTTCGAAGAGAAGACCAAGGCGATGGAGGTGAAGTACGAGACCCGTAGCGCCTACGAGCGTCTCGCGCCGATGTACGGGAAGAACGCCCCGACCATCGACGAGATCACCAAGGTGGCAGCGCAGATCGGGCGCGAGAATCCCGGTCAGTTCGAATCCATCTCGGACATCGTCCAAGAGGCGTTCCGAATGAGGGCAGGCGAGCCGAAGCGTTCCGATCCGAGGAACTCCGCGCGTCCGACCGTGGGCCAGCCGCCTGCGCGTCAGACCCGCGAGGTCGATCGTGAGGACGCTGTTCTCGACATCCTGCTTTCAGGCGGCACGCGCGCGGACGCTCTCCGAATCCTTTCACGCTAACCCAAAGAGGGCATCATGCCTGCAATCTCAACTTTCAACGACTTTATGACCACCACCGGGCCGTCGTACCTGACGAGCGCCGATCAGGTCATCAACGAGGCTGTCAAGAACACCTACGCATTCAGCCGACTTCTCAAGGGCAAGTCCCGCGAGCAGACCATTCAGGGTGGAACCGAGATCCGCGATGTCATCATGTTCGATGACTCGCGCACCTACGACCACTACCAGCCGAACGACACCTTCGTGTGGCGCAACCCGCAGGTCACCGACTATGTGCGCGCTCCGTGGCGCTTCCACATCGACCACATGTCGTGGACTGACGCTGAGGTCGAACTCAACACGGGCGAGACCTCGGCCAACACCAAGGTCGCCTACAAGCGGCTGAAGCGCATCAAGGAGCAGCGCATGTGGACTTCGATGCTCAACGGCTTCGAAGAGGATCTGTGGGCTGTTCCGTCCGTGGCGAACATGGAGTCCGACAGCGGCAAGTTGCCGTACTCGCTCCCGTACTTCCTCACCGAGATCGCGCAGGACTTTGGTGGCGCTCTTGGTCGCCGTGGCACGGCTCCGTTCACCGCCAGCACCAACACGGCGCACACCGTCATGCGCATCTCTCCGTTCACGGAGAACCGCTGGACGAATGTCGTTGAACTCTACAACTGCAAGTCAACGGCTCTGACTCCTCTCGGGACTGACTGGGGTACGACCTCTAATGTGAGTCTCGCGTCGAACACGGTGTACTCGCAGGGAGCCGCCTCGACCGCATCGGTTGGGAACATCTTCAGCGCGATGGATGTGATGTTCATGCGTCTGAAGTACGAGGCTCCCAGCACCCGTCAGCAGTACTTTGAGAACGACAACCTCAATCGGCAGATGATCCTCACCAGCCGTGCTGGTGTTCAGCAGTACCGCAACGCGCTTCGTCTTTCCAACGACACCCTCGTCTCGTATCAGGATGCTTCCTACAGCAGCCCTGCCTACGCAGGCATCGATGTCACCTACTGCTCCGACCTCGACAACGCCGCGATCTTCCCAGCGCAAAGCAGCAGCATGGCGGCGCAACAGTTCGTTGCAGCATCGACTGGCTACAACGCGCAGACTGCGTCAAATGGAAACTTCCCGCAGTTTGGAACTGAGTTCGGAACCAACACGATCGTGCAGGCTCCGCGCTACTTCTTCGTGAACGGCAACTACCTCACGCCGATCTTCCACGCTCGGCGCTACTTCAAGCAGCACGAGGTTCTCCGTCACCCGAACCAGCCGTTCACCTATGTCCAGCCCGTAGACTGCTGGTCGAACCTGTTCTGCAACAGCCGCCAGCGTCATGGCGTTGTCGCTCCAATCAATCTCGCTACCAGTTGATCCCGAAGGAGGGACAAACACATGATTCCAGGACTCATCACTTCTTCAGGCAACCTCGGCGGTCTCACGCCGCATCAGATCGTCGTGAACCCGATCGCGGCCGTGAACCTCGCCGTTGGCGATCTCGTCATGTTCGATCTTTCGGGTTCCAACAGCACATACACCGATGTCAACACCATTGCGGAACTCGACCACAAGAAGAATCCCTTCAATGTCGTGGTTCTGTCGGTCGGTGGAGCAGTTGGTTCAGCCACGGCTACGCAGACTGGAAAGGGTGGCGTTTTCGCGGTTGTTCTTGAAGCCGCCACCGCTGGAAATCGCGTGAAGGTCTGCGTTGCTGGCCTTTGCACGGCGAAGGTCACAACTCTTGCGGCATCTCCGATCACCGCTGGAGTCACCGTTCTCACCAACGGTGCTGGTGTCCTGATTTCGACGCTTGGCACGGCCGCTGCGGCGGCACAGGGCGCTCCAATGGCGATCGGTTTCACTACCGTCACTACTGGCGCTCCTGTGACTGGCTCGCTGATGACCGTTCTGTTCAACGGTTACCAGTTCGCAACTGGCGGCGCGTGATCTGAAACCTACTACCGGGTGGCCGTGGGAAACCACGGCCACCCGCTTCTATGCTTACCTACGGTGGCCTTCGCCAGCACATCCTCCTCGCGCTCGGCGGTCAACCGTCGATCGTCGGCGGTTCCGTGCCGAACTTCAGCACGCATAACCAGCGTGTCGCCGAGATCGTCAATCAGGCTGGGAACTACCTGTTCTCCAAGCAATGGCGGTTCCGTGAGCGCACGGGCCGTCCTGTCTCGCTCGTAGCCAATCAGAACTGGGCGGCGATGCCCGGGGATGCCGAGGAGATCATCAGCCTTGTCACGAAGGCTGGTCTCGGTTGGCGCGTCGAACTTACGAGTCCCGAGCAGATCGAACTGTTCCGCAACAGCATGGCCCCCGCGTTGCTGGACAGCGTCTACTACGCGGCTCTCTCTCGGCCGTGGGCAGACGCAGGCGGTGTGAACCCTCTCGTAGCGGGGACTGCATTCCCTGCACCACGGCTCGATATCTACCCCACTCCGCAGGCGACCACGAACGATGCCATCATCATGCGCTACCGCGCGGGATGGACGGCCGTCTCGGGCGAGACGAATGCGGTCACCCCCGACACCTACATCATCCCTGTTCCCCCGTATGTCGAGGCGCTCCTGATCGCCTACTGCCGCGCCTTCGCCGTTGCCTACGAAGACGAAGGACTGGCTGCGCGGCTGATCGAGATCGACAACGGCCCGATTTGGAACGCGGCCGCCATCAAGGATGGCATTGCACAGAGAGACTACGGTCGCCTGAACCCCGTCCGTTCGGGTGCGTTTGTCTCCGATCCAGTTAGGTATCGCAGGGGATTCGTGCAATGACGGAAGAGAGCAAGAAGAACTCGCAACTCGTGGCATCGTGGGCGCAGTTCGTCGCGATCTGCATCGGCATCAGTACGGTGCTGCTGAACATGGGCCGCAAGGATCAGCAGTTGGCTACTACCAGCGAGCAGGTCAAGGAGTTGAGCAACATCGTCTCCGACCTTGCCATGGCGCAGGTCGGCTTCAACCTCACGGATCAGCAGACCTCTGAGCGTCTGCGCGAACTAGCCGCACGGCTGGATCGTCTTGAAAGGAGCAAGTTGTGACTGAATTCATTCCTTCGTGGCGTACCACAGTTGCAGGCATTGGCGCGATGCTCGTCGCCATCGGCGGCGCAATTTCGGCGACCTTCGACAATGACCCCGCGACTGTCGCCGATTGGACTGCCGTCATCGCCGCCTGCATCGCTGGCTTCGGACTGCTGTTTGCTCGCGACAACAAGGTCAGCAGCGAGAAGGCTGGCGCGAAGTGACCCAAGGGTACGACGATTGGTACGAGGAGAAAGCACCATGCTCGACAGAGTCATCGCGCAAATTGTCCTTGGCCTCTTGTCGTACCTTGAAAAGCGCATGGAGCGTGGCTCCGTGGCACTCGATGCTGATATGGATCGTGATCGTCTTCGTCGTGGCGGCGCTCGCATTCGCGAGTGGCTGCGGAAGCAGGGCGGTGTTCATCAGCGACCAAAGTCCAGTCAGGATCGGGCCGGGGATCAAGGGACGAGTGTGGATGCTGATTGATGGAGAGTGGATGCTGTCGAACAACAGCGTCGAATTGCCTGAAGGCATGTACCTCGTGCCTCCGAGGTTTGTCGAGGAAGGTGACCAATGACCGCAAAGATCCAATTACGCCGTGACACAAGCACCAACTGGAATGCCCCAACGCCTCCGACCCTTGATGTCGGCGAGATTGGATATGACACCACTCTGAAGCAGATCAAAATCGGAAACGGTTCCAGCAACTGGGCGGCGCTTCCGTGGTTGGCTGGCACTTTTCCGGTCTACGCCAGCCCTAGCAGCAGCGATCTCAACAATTCATCAAACTCCGTGCAAGGCGTGTACCGCTTCACTAACGGCTCTGCACTCACGAATGCTCCCGCATCTCCAATCAACATTGTTGCCAATGATGGCGGCGCAACTATGCTTGTAATTGTTGTTGATTCCCATGTGGTTCAACAACTATGGACTGATGGAGATGGATCTACGCAAGTACCTAAGTCGTACAGCCGTGTGTATGACAACGG